CCTAATCCGCATTGAACCTTGTTTCTGATGCGATCGATTTTGACGCTGAAAACACGAGTTTTATAGTGATAGTTCTTGTCTGATCGGTGGATGGTTACTGTGTTACCGATTGAATCCCCACCTAGTACAGAAGTTTTGAATTGAATCAACGGCCTTGAGTATTCTACAAGGTTCTCATAGGTCGCTTGTAGCAACTCTCTAGGGTCTTCTATATCTTCCAAGATTAGAACAGTTTCCCGTTTACGCTTGCTTCCGTTCTTCATCGGTATGCCGTAAAGTGCTGTCATTTCAGGATATTCAAGCCAATTCTGTCCTTTAGGCTTATCTAACGGATTACCATTCGACTTTTTCCATTCGATGTCAGTGAATTCAATTCTTCGTCCGTAGCCGTCCCCGACCTCTTCACCTTTACCCCTTCCGATAATCGAGGTATATAGTTGCGATCGGTCTCTTTGACGCACGACTTCAAGCGCATTTGATCCATATACGAATCGTTTATTACTGAATATCCCAATCTGCTTATAAATTTCAATCCATTTATCTGTGATTTTGTTGCCATCGATTTTACATTTAAAGACTATCTCACAGCCAAACGTCTGCAGTTGCTTTAAAGCATCTTTAACGCTTAGATAGTAGAACGTTCCTGAAATTGCAGGAAGCGTGGGATCGACATAACCCACACGCCACTCAGCATTTGTATAACTAAGAATCTGTTCTGCTACTTGTTTGATACTTCGATTGCTAGGGCGCATATCAAGCACGATAAACGAATGTAGTTCATCTACTGCAAAGTTAACCCCTGTAAAGCTTAAACGTCCTCTAGGGTCGCTATCAGCGGTTATTTTGTACATCGAAAACGAATCATCATTTTCTCGAACAGCCATAAAAGCAGCATCTCGAATTTTTTTGTCATCCAATACACTAACGCTCAAAGTATCGTTCATCAGCTCGCTTTTATCTGCTGTGATTTCTTTCGACTGGACGGATTCAATAATTTTGCTTTCTCCGCACACTTTTAGCAGTTCTTGTTCATCATTAAGAAAGTAAATGCTTTCGCTCATAGCGCCACCACCCGATAAAGGACTTCGAGAGATCCATTGTTTGTCTTAACAACATCCCCTTTTTTGATGTAGAAATCTTCAAGTTGTCCGCCAGCCCAATCTAAGATATTTGTTTTATCTACACCGTTCACATACACACTACCTTCTTTGTTTCGAAACTCAATTACATCCCCTGCAACAATGCTAGCACCTGTAATTGACATAGAGAGTGAGCCGTTGGTCACTTTAACGCTTGTTGGTGCGCTCAATTTAACTCTTACGATGTCTGGGACAATCGTATATGGAATGTACGTGGCAATTTCGCCATCTGATTTATATTGCTTTGAATACTTTCTAGGATCAGCACAATAGATATCAAAACTTGAAACGATTCTGTTTGTGTCGCCTGCAACGGTATTAGAAGATGAAAACCGACCATGATATGTGTAGTCTAATTCATCGTTGAATTGAATTGGAACATCTTTTGTTTTATAGAGATACCACATTAAAAGATCAAACTTTTTTTGCAGTTTCTCTGGATCGTTATCTTCGAGTTTATATTTCACTGTCAGCGTCCTTGAAGGCAACGTCTGGTTCGTGACAATGCTCCCGACTTGAATTGATTCAGATTCAATGCCCACAGATATCATTTCTCTTCCTTCGACTGACAATGTTTGATAACCTTCGATGACCTTCTCAAATAGGATGCCATCATAATACATAGCGGAAGTAGGAATGTACTCCGCTATGTATCGTTCATTTTTCTGTGTGTCCATAAACGGATACATTCTGTTTTCCATTTCCTACCTCCTAAAATTGCATATTTAAGTTAATACCATTACCTTGAGCTTGGCTAATGTCATCAACAATTTTAGAAAACTCACTATCTCCAATTCGAACATTGAAAACAGCTGGCTTGTTATTGGTTCCATAGCTGACTTCATGTTGCACCTGTGTTTGAATTTGGCTATTAACTGCCGAAATTCGGTTTCCAATGTCCATGTTCGATGCCTTGTCAGCTAGTGTAGAGGATGCTTTATCCACATATTTTGAACCGTCCAGCATACCTTCTGCTAAACCTTGCGAAGTGAACATACCTAATTCAGCCATCACACGTGAAGGAGAATGGATATTCAATACATCTTTGATTTTTCCAGTAATAGATCCAGCAACATCTTTAACTGCATTTACTACATCATCAATCTTGCTTCTGATTCCATTCACTAATCCATCAATGATATCTTTTCCGATTTGCAGTAGGTCAATTTGTCTGATGGTGTCAAAGGTTTCTTTTACTCTATCTACGGCATTTGAAACACCGGTTTTCATGTCTTCCCACACTTGCGCTGCACCGTCTACAATGCTCTTCGCTGTATTAATGACAGCATTCTTAGTATTTTCCCAAGCAGTCGTGACACCGTCTTTGATCGCATTCCACATGTTGATTGTGTTTGTCTTAATAGACTCCCACAGATCAATAAAGAATTGCTTCACGCTATTCCAAGTGTCGATCGCCCCTTGTTTCATGCTTTCCCATGTCTCTGATAACCATGTTTTCACACTATTCCAAGCGTCAATTGTGCCTTGTTTGACATTGGTCCATGTTTCAACAAAGAAAGCTACAATACTGTTGAATGTATCGATCGCAATCGTTTGAATCGTTGTCCATATATAGGCTAGTGCTGCTTTAATACCATTCCAGATATTTAAGAACGCCATCTGAGTATTAGTTAAGAAGCTATCAAAAATCGCTTGAATGGAAGCCCAGATGTTCGCCGCTGCAGTTTGAATGTTGTTCCATACGCCTATCATATTATTCTTAGCTTCTTCCCAGCCGCCTGAGATTAAAGAAGTCACGAATAGCACTGGAGCTAGAATAACGTTTTTCATAATTTCAAATATCTGACCAGCAATATTCACTAAATTTGTCCAGAGTGTTTTAAGGAAAAAGCTCATATGGATAAACGCATTTCGAACACCGTACACAAGCGTTCCGAAACGGCTCATGATTCCATCTGCAATACCTTTAACGATAGAAGTAACTGTTGATTTAATCCCGTTCCATAAGTCTGAGAACCATTGTGTGATTCCATCCCAAACTGAAACGATATTATCTACACCATCACTAAATGCTTGCTTTGTTCCTTGCCACATATCGCTTGCCGAATCTTTGATACCTTGCCAGAGGTCTGCAAACCATTGCTTGGTATTCTGCCATCCCTTTTTGACGCTATCAACCGCTTGTTTACTGCCTTCTACTAAACCGTCCCATGCATTCGAAAAGAATTCTGTCATTCCATTCCAAGCAGAGACGATCCAATCAACAGCAGCGCCAACAACGTTCTGAATTCCTTCCCAAAGACCAATCCAAAAATTTCTAAAGCCTTCGCTTGTATTCCAAAGATAGATGAATCCTGCAACAAGAGCGATAACCGCTGCAATAACGAGTCCGATTGGATTTAATTTCATCAGCACGTTCATCATTTTTTGAGCGCCATTGTATAGCTCAACTGCTTTTCTAGCAGTACCCATGACACCTTGGTAGATACCTATATATCCTACTACTGCCATGATTAGCGGTAAGAAAGGTTTAATCGTGTCCCACAGAGTTGTCAAAAAGCTAATTGCCGGTGGAATGCTGTCAGTGATAGCTTTGAAAGCTACGTTGACCGCTCCTTTGATCTTGTCAAAGTTTTCTGCAATCGATCCAAGCCCAGCGTCTTGCATTCCTTCATCAATCGCTGTGATAACATTCGCCAAACCTTTTACAACTGCTGTCTTGATGTTTGCAAAAGAAGTCCTGATACCAGCCGAGTTCTTTTGAGCTAATTCAGCAAAGCCGCCGACACCTTCATTCAGTTCGATTAAACGACTGTTAAAATCATCAAATGTAATATCGCCTTTCTTCAAGGCAGCATATAAGTCATTCGCTGAGTTAACGCCTTGATCACTAAAGGACTTCGACACCTTATCCATTGCAATTGGCATTGTTTCAAGCAAAGAACGCCAAGACTGAAGATCGACTTCTCCTTTTGACAACATTTGCTGGTATTGTTGCGCCCCACGACTTGCATCAGCTGCAGAAGCACCACTGGCCAAGAAAGCATTGTTTAAGGCTACTGCTGTGTCTGTCCCTTTTTGCAAATCACCTGTTGAAATAGCTAGCTGTTGAGCGCTAGATACAATTTCATCTAAACTTGTTGGCAATCCGTCTATTCCGTCTGTCAGTTTGTTCATGGATTTGTCAACATCATCAGTAGAATAGCCCAACGCTTGCATAACGACTGGGTATTTGTTCAATGTGTCGAAACGATCGATAGCACCGCCTAATGAACTAGTAACTAATCCGATAGCATTATCAATCAATTTAAAAACCCCGATACCTTTGGCGATATCGAGGATAGAAGTATTCGTTTTTTGAGTGCTGCTATCTAAGTTGTTCATCGAACTATCAGCATTCTTCATGGTAGAAGAAAAATTCTTGTCGACAGCCGAAAGGATCGCTTCAACGCTATATGATTCCATAGTTTTCCTCCATTCTTCAGGAGTTTACAAATCTCGGTACTTTTTCATCCTTGCCCAAGATTTTGTTTTCAAGTTTTTCCTTGTTAAAGAATTTTTCGAAGGTGTCAAATAAAGGAACCTCGTATTTACCACGTTTTTTAGTAGCTTTAACTTGATTATTCGCCCATGCTTGGTAATGAATAAGCTCTTGTTCGTCTAACCTTTTGAGACGATAAGCAACAAGCCTTGTTTCGTATTCCGTCATTGTCATTCGATCAATGTCTAAAAAGTCAGTAATCCCGAGATAACGCAGACAGTTTATCTGGACAGTGGCATAAAAATCTTCTTCTACTTGCTTTCCTTGATTCTGTTTTCGACTGTTAGTGTTTTTTTCTTTGTAAATTCCGACTTTTTTAATTCTTCTAGTACCAAATCAAAGAGTTTATCCGAGCCGATTTCACCAACTAGTGCAATCAAATCTTTTTCTGCTACTCGTGGTGACTCTGTTGCATTTGCTACTTTTAACATTTCAATCAAAGTCTCGATATCTTCGTTAAAGAAATTCACTAGCGTTGAATCTAGTCCAAGCTTCATTGTCATCCCTTGTTCTACAACGGAATATCTGCGGTTCATTTCACGGATAAACCCAAATCCAAAAATAAAGCTATACTCTTTGTCGTTAATCGTTAGTTCCATTTATTCATCCTCCTAAAAATAAAAGCACTCAATTAAGAGTGCTTAGCCTTCTGGTGTTTGTTTTGTTGTGTCTACAAATGCATACTGAACTTCATTTTGTTGTTCGGCCGTTAAGGTTGCATAACCATCTTGATGAATCATTTGTACGGCGTATTCCAATGAAACTTCAACATTATCTTCGGCAGAAGCCGTTTCTTCGTAGTTTGAGATATACACTTGCATATATTTAGCTGCAAATTTACCTGTATCGCCTTCTTGTGGTTCGAGTTTGTCAATGATCCATGTTTCCACCAATTTGTTGTTCATAAATGCATCGTAAAGCATTTTTAGTGTTTTGCTGCCACGTTCATATAAAGCAGTAGAGCTGAAATCATACTCAATTGCCCCTACAGTTTGTGCAGTGCCATCTTTAGTTTCGGTAGCATCTGTACTGCGTGACATACCGAATGTATGCTCGGTTTGATAAGTAACAGTTTTGGCATCTTCTTCAGCTTGTTTTTCCAAATCCCGATAGACCAAAATGACGTCAATACCTTTTTTTAGTGCCATTTAAATTCCTCCTATTAATCTAAAATTCAATTCAATAATCGCTCGTTTAAGCGGTGTGTTTGTGCTT